TTGTAGCAGAAAACTCTGTTATTGATAAGCAAGGACGTTTAAGCGCACGTAAGGGTTGGAAAACACTGACTACGGCTGTAGGCGGTTCAACAGGCGCTAACGCTAATATTGGTTTAGAGGGCATGTCAAATTTTATAGACATTGCAGGTGTTAGCACCCGACTAAACTGGAGTAATACTAAATTTTACAAAGGAACTACAGACCTTGTTGTTGTTACCCCTACTACTAACGACACTATATTAGATGGTAACTGGCAAGCTGCTACATTAAATGACCATCATTATTTCTTTCAAAGAGGTTATTTGCCTTTAGTATTTACTGGTACTAACACCTTTGAATCTATATCTGTACACACAGGAACTACCTCAGGATCACAAAAAGCCAACACAGTATTAGCTGCTTATGGTCGTTTATGGACAGCCGATACACCTACTAACAAGACTACAGTGTACTTTAGTGATGTACTTGATGGTACTGATTGGAGTACGGGAACTGCTGGCTCTCTTGACATATCTGGTGTACTCACTCAGGGAATGGACGAGATAGTAGCCTTAGGTGCTCATAACGGATTCTTAATTATATTCTGTAAGAATAACATTATAGTCTACAGTGATGGTGATAACTTTCAAACAGGAATGACTACAGCAAGTTTAACACTTGTAGAGGTTATAGAAGGTGTTGGATGTGTGGCTAGGGACTCCGTACAGAGCACTGGTGAGGACATATTGTTTTTAAGTACCTCAGGTGTACGTTCTTTAAGCCGTACCATACAAGAGAAATCTCAGCCTCTGAGGGACATATCTAAAAATGTAAGTGACGATATTATACAAGCTTTAGAGTTTGAAAATATAGATAACATTAAATCTGTTTATTCACCTTCTAATTCTTTTTACTTAATATCTTTCCCTACTACATTCCAAACCTTTTGTTTTGATACAAGAGCACCTTTACAAGATGGATCATTTAGGGCTACACTCTGGACAGCCGTTCCTCCTAAAGGTTATCTTACTGTAGGGTCTAGTTTATTTTATGCAGAGATAAATGGAATAGCTACTTACACAGAACACAGAGATAATGGACAACCATATGTAATGGCTTACTCTAGTAATTATTTTGATTTAGGGTTGTCTGACATAAACAAAATTATAAAGAAAGTATCTGCCACTACTGTAGGTATATCAGGTCAAACATTTTCACTACAAGTGGGTTATGAATATCAGCCAGCAATATTCTCAGAAACTTTTACTTTAGACGCTGGTGCTGTAGCTGAGTACAACATATCTGAATTTAATCTTATTGAATACAGTGGCGGTATCTTAGTAAATGACCAATCAGCACCAGCACAAGGATCAGGAAACATTCTACAAATAAGCTTTAATGCGCCCATAAATGGTTCTGCTATGAGTCTGCAAAGGCTAACAATTTATGCTAAACAAGGTAAGGTACTATAAATGTCCAATTATTCTAAAACTACAAACTTCGCAGCAAAAGATGCGTTAGCTTCGGGAAACCCACTTAAGACTATTAAAGGTACTGAGTTTAATGTTGAGTTTGACGCCCTTCAAGTAGCTTCCGCTACTAAAGCTAATATAGCTGCGCCTACGTTTACAGGTGTACCTGCTGCTCCAACAGCTAACGCAGGAACTAATACTACACAAATAGCTACTACAGCCTTTGTTGCGGCTGCTGGTGCTGCCTCTATGCCTAAGAGTGGTGGAGCCTTTACAGGAGCTGTTACTACTAACTCAACCTTTGATGGTAGGGACGTAGCTGCCGATGGTATCTTAGCAACTAATGCCATGCCTAAGTCGGGTGGAGCCTTTAGCGGTGCTGTGACTACCAATTCTACTATAGATGGTGTTGATATAGCCACTAGGGATGGTGTACTTACGTCTACTACGGCTACTGCTGCGGCTGCTATGCCTAAGAGTGGAGGTGCTTTCTCAGGTGCGTTAACAACTAATAGCACCTTTGATGGGCGTAATGTAAGTACAGACGGAAGTAAATTAGATGGTGTAGCGACAAATGCAAATAATTTTAGTTACCCTAGCCAATCAGGTAAAACAGGTCAATTCCTAAAAACTAATGGCAGTGCAGCACTTTGGGACGCTGTACCAGCAGGCGGTGCAGAGGAATTTGTAGCTTCTGGCGCATTGCCCAATGGTAAGCCAGTAATACTTAAAGCTAATGGACAGATTGAGGTTGTAAAGTTTACTGCAACTCCTGTATCTCAAAGTATACCAGCGGCTAGTAATGTTGCCTTTGACACAGGTAATAGTGATACTATTTCAGTTTCTTTTGACCCTAACACTGCTAATAAATTTGTAATTGCTTACAAAGACGGAAATGATAGTAATAAAGGGAAAGTAGTCGTTGGAAGTATTTCTGGCACTACACTTAGCTTCGGCTCTGCAAATCTTTTTGCTGCTGGAAGCATATCTTTCATATCAGTTGCATTTGACCCCAACACTGCTAATAAATTTGTAGTGGTATTTAAAGATGGTGGTAATTCAAATTATGGAAGATCAATTGTAGGTACTGTGTCTGGTAATTCTATCAGCTATGGCTCCACAGTTAATTTCAACGCATCAGTTACCAACGAGTGTAAAATATCTTTTGACCCAAAAACTGCGGGTAAATTTGTAGTTAGTTTTTCTGATTCAAGTAACTCTAGTCGTGGTGTAGCGATAGCGGGAAATGTGTCTGGTACTTCTTTAAACTATGGCACTGCTGTTATTTTTAATTCATCATCATCTACAAGAAATAGTTTAGCGTTTGACCCTAACACTGCTGGTAAATTTGTTATAACCTTTAGGAATGGGGGAAACTCTAATAGAGGTACGGCTATTGTAGGAACCATGTCTGGTATGAATTTGAGCTTTGGCTCATTAGTAGTATTTGATACGACAGGTGTAGAACTGCATGGATTGGCTTTTGATCCCAATGCTGCTGGTATATTCGTTATAGCATACAGAGATTATGGTAATTCAAATTATGGTACTGGTATCGTAGGTACTGTGTCTGGAACTAATGTAAGCTTTGCAAGTAAACATGTATTCAATTCATCTCAAACCAACCACTTTGGTTTAAGTTTTGACCCTAACACTGTTAATAAATTTGTAGTAGCTTTTTCAGACGATGATCTGGATGGTAAAATAGTAATAGGTACAAGATCAAATACAAGTTTAAGTTATAGTTCTGAAATTGCTGTTGCTTCTGGTGAGGCTTATTATTTTAAAACTGCTTTTGACCCCAATTCTAGTGGTAAGTTTGTAACTGCTTTTTTAGATGGGACAGGAGGCGGCAGTAAAGCTTTCTTAGGGCAAATAGCATCATCAATAAACGTCACTAACCTAACCTCTACTAACTTTTTAGGAACTGCAACCGCAGCGTACACCAACGGACAAACTGCAAGTATTATGCTGCAAGGTGGCATTAGTGAAAACCAATCCAGCCTTGCAATTGGTTCGACTTACTTTGTGCAACCTAATGGTACTTTTGCTACTAGTGCTGGCACACCATCGGTACTCGCAGGTAAAGCAGTATCAGCAACAAGCCTATTGTTAAATGGGTTAGACGAGATACCAAGTCAGTCTGGCAACACTGGTAAGTTTTTAACGACTGATGGAAGTGCAGCAAGTTGGGGTACTGTTCCTGCCGCTGGTATGACGTTACTGTCTACTATAACTGCTAATAATTCATCTACAATAGACATAGAGACTACTTTTGACGGCACTTATGATTCTTATGTGATAATGGCAACCAATGCTAGACCTGCTGGTAATGGGGCACAATTTCAACTTAGAATGAAACTGGGTGGTAGTTATCCAGAAAGTGCATACAATTATCATATTAATTTTTCTGGAAGCGATAGCACTTCATATCAATCTCAAAAGAATGATAACCATGAGTACGTGCTTGTGACCCATGATGTTGGTAATGGTGTAAGAGGTTCAGCATTTAATATATTTATTAGCGACCCAACAAATGCCTCTAGTCGTAAATCTGTACATTGGCAAGGCTATGCTGCGGGTACTAACAGTGCTGGATCTATCTATTTTGCTCAGGGTGTTGGACTTAACACTGGCTCAAACGCAGCTTTAACAGGTATTCGCCTATTCCTTAACTCAGGTAATATACTCTCAGGAAAATTCCGTCTTTACGGCATAGCTAAATAAGGATACATATTATGACTAGATACCACGCAACATCAAACGGCAACGTAGCATACACAGCAGAAGAAGAAACAGCCCGTGACGCAGAAGAAGCAACATGGACAGCAGCAGCAGATGATCGTGCAGCAGCAGACGCTAGAGAGAAACGCAATGACCTACTCGCAGCTACTGATTGGACGGCTAACTCTGATGTAACCATGACTACTGAAATAGCAGTCTATAGAGCCTTACTAAGAAACTTGCCAGCACAGGCCGACTTTCCTACAACAATTAACTGGCCTACAAAGCCTTAAAGGATTACCAATGCAAACAATTACTAATAACACAGGCAACGTATCAGTCTACACATTCGCAGATGATGCAACTATTACTGCTACCGCAGACAACATCACTACACCTGATTTCATTATCGGTGATATGAACTCCAGCAATTCTACTATCCACACAGGCGTAACAGTACCTGATGGTTGGCAGGGTGGTAAGCATACTTATGATGGGACTTCATGGGGTAATGTTGCTAGTTGGGTTAGCCAAAAGGTAGCACAGATTGCAGCATTACAAGCTCAGATTGATGCGCTAAACGCATAAGAGGAGTAAAAATATGCCAAGTATAGATGATGGTAATAATGCGGTTGGTACGGGAACTAGTTATAATAATGTCACAGGAAAATACGAGGGAGAAAAAACTACAGGAATGGGTGAGTATAAAACTACAGGTGGAGGTACTGGTGCTTACTATCCTGTAGGAAACTATCAAGGTTTAACTGGCCCTAATGCTTTTACTATGGCAGGTGGCCCAACAAGTGTAATAGGAGGGATGTTGTTTAGTGCTGGTAAGGTTCTTTGGAACCAAACACAGTACGGAATGAATACTGCGGTAAAAGATAACTATTTAGAAATTTTAAATAATCCTAATAACGCTGATTTAACCCCTAAACAAATGGTCAATGCCGCACGTGAAAAATATCATGTAGATAACGCAAAGAAAGGAATAGACAGTAGAGGCGACTCTCGTAATGGCGACACAGGTGGTGTAGAGTCTCCTGCTGGTTCTGGTAACTGGGTAAGCACTGATGATAACAAGATTAAAAAAGGTGCTGGTGGTGGCGGTGGTGGTACATTTACTGTTAACCCTGAAACAGGTGAGGTAGAGGAAGGTGAAGAAGCAGTAAAGTTAGGCGAACTTAAAATATCTGAGGTTGACCCTAATGCCGAGCGTCCTGCATGGGCACCCCCTCTTCTTAACAATACTGGTGGTATGCTTACTGGTGGAGATAATGATTACGTTAGAGATCCTTATGGGATTAAAATGGATCAAGAATTTTTGGGAATGGAAGAGTGGCAACGGAGAGAAGATGCTAAAAATGCTGTAGCGCAACCTACGTTAACAGGTATACCAGCTACAGTCTTACCTCAGGACAACTTCTTACCTACTGCTCGTACAACTAATGTAGCAGCACCTAGGACTTTTACAGGCGCAGCGGCACCTATAGAAATGTCTAGCGCACCTTTAGAAAGGGCACAGGCTTTGGCTGCACAGACGCCTATGACTACGCCTGAGTATGATACGTTACAGCGTATGCTAACGAGTACCCAAGCACCTGTAGCAGCCGCTACGCAACTACAAGCTCCTGTGGCGGCTACTGGTGCTGCAATACCTAGAGGTGCGCCAGAATCAGGAACCTTTAGACCTGTAACCTTTAGGTCGGGTACTGGTACGTCAACAACTAATGCTGATGGTACTACTACTTCTCTTAATGATCCTTACTCAGGCTTAAGTTCTTTGGTAGGCTCAGGTCAAGGCTTATTGGGACAAGCTGCTGCTAACGCACAACAAGACCCTAATCAGTTAAACTTTGACATGAACACAGATCAACGTGCTCAGGCTTTGTTTGATCAGCGTAGTGCATTACTTGAGCCAGCATTTGCACAGCAACGTGCCCTAGCACAACAGGATATGTTTGGTAGTGGTCGTTTAGGTCTTAGGCTTGCAGGACAGGGCGTAGGGGCAGGTAGTGGTATGGTACAGCCTGACGCCTTTGGAATGAACCAAGCACAGGCACAAGCACTCTCAGGACTTGCAGCACAATCTACTAATGATGCTTTTGCACAAGCACAAGCTATGGCAGGTTTGGAAAGTCAACGCTTTGGTCAGAATCAACAGGCACAGCAGCAGCAATACGCTAACCTTGTAGGGTCTGGAGAAGGTATGTTATCTGCTGGTATCCAAGGTGCTCAGTTAGAGGCGGCTATTGCACAACAGCAGTTACAGAACCAACAGAGTCAACAGGCTCAAGGTCTGTCTCAGCAACGTCTAGCCTTAGATACTCAGGC